AGATAATGAAATTGATCTAGAAAACCCACCATATCTATAAAGTTCTTCTCCTCTACCTACAAATTGTGTTCCTGACCATTTAGATGAATAAGAGTCACTCATTCCATTAATAAAAGCTCTAAAATGAATATAAGTTTTTTTATTAGGTGAGTCATTACTTATAACTCCTATTCTAAATTTGACTAAATCATTTGTAACTTTATCTTCTAAAACCTTTTCCGATTGGTATATAGGTAAAGCATTAAGTTTATCTGTGGGACCTATTAAATTACCAGCACTATCTAATTTACCTATTACATAACTTGATTTATTACCTCTTTTTCCTGGGTTGCCTAAATTAAGTCTTTTTTCAATATTTTGTGTTTGATAATTTAGAGTTTTAGATATATTATTATTATCACGTTGGAATTTATTTGGTGGTGATAAAAACTTGGTGAAATTAGTACCTATTGTAGCATTCATGGCCGCAGCACCATTCGATCCCATTAGAGACATTTGCTCATAGGACATTGTACGTACATTATAATACTTAAGTTTTCCTACAGATGATAAAAGTTCTTCAGCATCTCTAGTGTTTGAAACTCTGTCTATTCTAGTTCTTCCAATTGTACCTAATATAGATCCAGGACCTCCTCCATATGAAAGTAGTATTTTAGGATTTCTGCTATCCTTATGTATTTTTCTTTTGGTTAAATCCCATAATCTATTTTTATCTAGAGGTATAACTCTAGTTTCAAGAACATTAGAATACTTAGGTTGAGTTAATAAATTAGGTATACCCGTAAGGTTATTAGTTAAACCCGTTGGGTCTATTCCTTGTTTATTTAAATGTATTCCTAAAGCATTAACCCCAGCTTGTGCTACAGTAGAAGTTGGTAAATAAATACCATTATTAAATGCTATTGGGCTAGCTTGGGTTTCAACATTAGACCTAGACAACATAAGTTGTTTAGCTGTGAAGAAGATACCATTAAGTGATTTGGTATCAATAAACATTTTAGTAAGCCTAGAAACATCATTTACTGTTCTTTTTGCAACTAAAGTACCTCCCCTTAACAGAAAGTCTGTGAAGCCAGTACTACCTAATCCAAAGTTCAGTTCTCCTATTTCTCCAGGGATATCTGTAACTATGTAAGGTTGACCACTATCACCACCTCCTGGTCTATCTTTCCCATATCTTAGGGATTTAAGATCCGTTTGTAGCTCAACTATAGACATTCAGTGTAAGTTTATTATTCGTTACCTGTATTGTCTAAGAGTCTTGTATTAGGAATTCCATTAGGAAGATTATCTAAATATTGACCATTTTTGAAAGTAGTATTAACAGGAAGTACATTCCCATCACTTAAAGGTCCAGTTGGTAAAGCACCATTTAGATCTCCATCAAAAACAGATCCTTCTTCAGTAAATTTTGAAATAATTGACATAATTTTTAAATTTTAAAGTTATTAATTTTATTATAAATATTAATACTAAGGGGAAATTTCATAAGTGTTCATTGATACTGCAGTACCCATTTTTTCTGCATCCATAGTAACTGTACCTTGTGTTGAAGCTATTCTTCTTAATAAAGTATTAGTTTGTGCCTGCAATTCTTCTAATCTTTTCATTGCTGTTGCACTCATACCACCTCCACCACCACCACTTTGGGCATTAGCTAAAGCTTTTGATGCCCCAGGGGCGGCTACAATATCATCATTTGAAGAAAGTTCAAATAAACCTCCTTCTTTAGTAGAAATTTGTGTTTTACCATCAGCTGGAGAATTTACATCACCTGCTTTTAAATATTTATATCCTAATGCAAGGGCTGCAGCACCTGCTATTGCTGCTAATGCTGGTCCTACAACAGGTGTCATCGCTGCGGATTTTGCTGCTGTAATAGCTAAACCACCTACATCTTTTGCTGCTGATGCTGCTTTCATAGCAGCATTTCTTTTCTCCAACATCAAGGATATTTTCTGGTATGTTTGGTAACCTTTGTAAGCCCCTACAACAGCTAAAATTAAAGATAAATTTTTCTGAGCAAATACAGTTAAATCAGTCATGGTTTGTAAAATAGGTGTAAGAAGTTTTCCCATTTCCGTAAAAGTCTCATTCATTTTTTCAGAGGCTAAAGCCATTCTTTCTTGTTCTGAGGCCTGATTGAATAGGTTTTCTAATGTACCTGCTTCTTGGGCTTCCATAGCAGCAGCTAAACCATGTTTTTCTATAGCAATATCTAATTTTTTCTGTTCTTCTTTAGCTTGTTCTCCGGTTAATCCTTGTAATTGTTCTTGGGTAAATAGAGTTTGAGCTAAATCTTCTCTAGACATACCAACGGCAGCAGCTAAAGCTTGTTGTTGGATTCTATTCATTTCAGCAAACTCAGCAGCTGATCCTGCTTCTTTAGATATTTCTTCTGCTACTGTAGCTAAGTCATTATTTAGAGCTGCAGTTCTTGCTTTTTCTAAATTAAGATTTTTACCAAGTAACAATTCAGCTTCCATTTCTTTTTCAATAGAAGATTCAAAATCAAGTAAACTATCAGCTATACCTTCTACTTTAGACATTTCCATACCTAATGCTTTTGCTGTAGCAACTGCATTTGCTATTGCCTTTGGGTTTTTACCTAATGATAAAGTTGTAGCTGCAGATAGTTTAGATACATCCGCCATTAATTTTTTTTCATTTAGTAATACTCCTTTTTTTAATGATGCGGATTTTGCTTGAGCTAAGAATTCTCCAGTCATTTTTTCCATATCTTTACCAGTAGCAAAAGATAGCTTACCAATACCCATCATTTGTTCTTGGGTCATTCCTGCTAAATTTTCCATTTTAGAAAATGTAGCTAATGTTTTAGCACTTATAGCAGTTGAAGTACCCAATTCAGCATTAATAGCTTTTAAAGCATGTTTTTGTCCCTCATAAGTAACACCAATACTATCAGATTCTTTAGAAGTTTTTAACATTTCTGCAGATAATTTACCTGCTTCTTTAGTACTTATATTTAGACCTTTAGCTATTTCTCCAGCAGATTTATCTGCTTTCACCATACCCTGGAATACTTTTAAAAGAATAGCCATTGGGCCAAATGCTTTCATTAGTTCACCCGCTCCTGCAGATAACCCTTTTAATCCTGCTTTAAATTTATCTAATCCGGTTAAAGAACTAGCTATACCATCCTCATTAATAGTAACCATAGAGGCTGCTGCTAATTTAGATGCTTCAGCTGCTTTATCAAATCCTTTAGTTAAACCCTTAATTCCTGGAATGACTCCTGCTATATCAGATAAAAACCCAAATGCTTTAGATGGAGGTAAAGCAGATATCTGGTTAGAGGCTTTAGCCATAGAAGCTAATGATTCTTCACCTGCTCTTAAGTTAGATTTTTGTTCAAGAAGATCCCCAGCAGTTTTTTCACTAGCTTTTGCTTGGGCCTCCATAGCCTTAAGTTGTTTGACAGTTAAGGTATCTATGTTAGCTTCAGAATCTTCTCTAATTTTTCGAGCTTTTGATAAAAGATTTGCAGCGTTTAATTCTAATTTATTTTGGGAAGCTTTACTTGAAGCTAAAGTATCATTTAATTTCTTAGAATCTAATAAAGCTTTAACCCCTTGTTTTGCATAATCTACTTGTAGTTCAGAAGCTTTATTGATTTCGTTTAAAGCATTTCTTATAGATTTTTTAGCATCTAATTGTCCATTAATACCTTTTAACCCTTCACGAATAACATCATTAATGTCTCGATTTAAATCAAGGTTTAACCTTTGGACCTGGGTTAGATCCTCTGCTGCTTTTACTTGTTTGTTTATCTCTTCAGAATTTGACATTTAAGGAGTATTTTATTATAAATATTAAAAAGAGCAACTATTTATAGCTGCTTTTTCCTTTATAGGGTTGAGAGGCCCTAGTAAAAGCTGGAGTATTGATCTTACCATCTTTCCCAATTAAAGTTTCTTTTCCTTTTTCTTGGAGTGGAGCAGAAGATTTTTTATTAAAATTTTTAATTTCTGAAAATATATATTTTCTTAACCATATAGGAATATTATATACAGTATTAAAATCATAACCTCCATTGCCATGGTAGATTATTTGATGTAAATGGTTAAATAGATTTAATCTAATTGCAGGTGCATTATCAAGCGTCAGGCCAAAAAAAGTTTAATCCCAGAGGGACTTCTACCTCCCTTCCATTGTCTAAAGTGACGGTCATATCAACATCTGGTTGAGAGCTTTTTAAATGTTCTCTAAAGGCTCTAGAATCTCTAGCTAACATATACCCGTCAACAAACTCTCTGATAGATTTAGAATCCTCATCACCATTAACAGAAATTATTATATGTTTTAATCTAGTTGTTAATTCAGGTACATTATCTTTTTGGATTTTCTTTAATCCCTTTAATTCAGCTTCTATTTTAGCATTATCATGACCATTTAGTAGTTTATAAGTAATTTTAGTACCACTATGAGGTAAAGTATAAGCAAGTTCATTTTTTCCTTCAATTAATACTGAAGGGTCAAATGGTTTGTTTTCTAATTCAGTTAAATCTACATCTTGTATTTCTCCTTCATATGTGATATGATATTTTTTACCATACCCTAAAATACGAGTTGCAATTAGTAAAGCATTTTTATCTCCTATAAGTAAATCTTTTAATTTTATAGATTTATCTATAATAACGGATTCAAGTACTTTATCTAAGACTGTTCCTTTTTGAATATAGGATTGATTAGTTAAAATATCTTCTTCCTTAGCGGTCATATATTTAATTTCTACTTTACCACTAGATAAGGGGTTGTCTTTAGGATATAATAATCCTCCAGAGGGTAAGTCTACTTCTTCAGTTGGGAATTTAAATTCACTCATAATCTTTATTTAATTAAAACGTTTTTATCAGTTATACATATTAATATAAAAAAAAGCTTGACCGAAGCCAAGCTATTCTTAAAAATATTTGTTTTGTTTTTTAGAAATTTAACACACAATAATCTGGTTGTACAGTGAAAGTTAATTCCTGTGCGGCATCAGCATCTTCCCATGAATAATCTCCAAATGAAGCATCTATAATCATTGCCCCCTTAATTATCCATTCTGATACTACATCACCTACTGGTCCTAATACATTAAATGTAAGATCTTTTTTATAGAAATCACTATACCCATCTCTACCTGTTACAGATTCATGGTGTAGTCTTACCCATTCCATAACGGCTTGAGCACCTGATGGTGTAATTGGATCAAATAATGTGAATTGAACGGTATTCCACACTGTTTTACCTTTGACATAACGTTGTACGTTGATGTGGTTAAGTGCTACACTACCTTGCGTTAACGACACAGCTCCTACACCTTTTACCATGTATGATGGAAACCCATCTATATACATAATAAATCTGTTCTTTTGTTTTGGCTCAAAGGCTGTAAAAAATATTTCGTTTGGATCTAATATTGCCATTTTATTTCTTTATTTTATTATAAATATTTATATTTTTTGTTTTTTATCCAGGGAATGTTGCTCCTGTTGGAAGTACATTGAAATCTAGGATAATAAATTCAGCTGTTTTTGTTGGTTGAAGGTAAATTTGACCTACCATTTCATTTCTATCAATAACATCTGGTGTATTATTCGATTCATCCATTACTACTCTAAAAGCATATAAACCTTGTCTTTGTTGTACTGATTCTAGGTATGGGTTTACTGTTGCTAAGAAATTATTTCTTGTTGCAATAGTATTTTGTTCAAATACTAGGTTATCAGATACTTGTACTATATAAGATTTTAATGCTATTAATAATCTACGTACATTTACTCTATCTAAAGCACTTGCTTTTTTCTGTAAAGTTTTTTGTCCAAATACTACAACTCCACTTTGTGGGAAAGTAGTTATTGGGTTAATATTTGCTTCATATAAACTATCTCTGTTTCCAGACGTTAATTTTCTTTCAGCTCTAACTACTTGACCTAATCCACCTCTAGTTAAACCTGCTGGTGCGAACCATGGGTCTGAAGATGCATCTGTAAATGCATATACACCTGGGATTAATACTGATGCTGGGGACCAAATTACTCTTCCAGTATCTGGGTCAATTAGTTGTAACCATGGCCAATAAGTTGCGGCATATGAACTATTAAATCCACTTGCAGCTCCTACTACATTTCCAATAGTAGAACCATATCCTCTTAAATCTATAATTGCTAAACAATCTTTACGAGATTCTGCTGTTGATACAAGTAAATTAATTTCTGATGAGTGGAATTCTTGAATTAGACCTGGTGCTGCTATCACATTAAATTGATAATCATCACTATTTGATAACAAATTAATAGAAGCTGTATAATCTATAGCGCTAATACCCTGAGTGTTATTTGCGTCAATATTTTCATTAAATGAAGCTTCTCCATAAAATAATTCTCCACTACCACTATTAAATGAACCTGAACCCACTAATGGGATACTTGCTGTAAATTCTGTTTTTGCTTCTCCAGCATTATCAAAATAACCGGGAGTAGGATAATTTACTTTAGATACGTAAACATATTTACTTCTGTTAACATATGATCCTTCTTGTTGAATATAATAATCTCCACTATCATTTTGTATATCACCATAATAGCTATTACCTATTACAGTTTCAATATAATTAGTAGCTAATGGATCTAAAGATACATTATTAAATGTTTCTAATATAGATTTTGAAGTATTTTCATCATCTCCTCTACGAATAGCTAAGCTAAATACTCCAGTATCAGTGTTTCTTGATGTTACTTCCCATCTAACATTATTTTGAGAACCAGATACTAATCCTCCTCCTGAGCGTGCCGAGCCTGAATTGTTCATGATAGCTCCTTGAGAAATAGTACTTAATTCAAACGCAATAGCATTTTCTACTGCTTGTGCTGTTAAAGGTAAGAAAGTTGCATCATTTGAACCACCAATTGTAGCCGCTGCAAGTGTAACAACATCACCTAATTTATAATTCGTTCCTGGGTTATTAACAGTTACTGCTGTAAAAGTTGATTTTAAATCCGCCTGTTGGATTGTAATAACTAAATCAGCACCTACAGTACCAATACTACCATCACCATCCATTAATACTTTTGTTACTGTTATAGTATCACCTGCTACATAATTTTCAACCCCAACATTAGATATTACTGCTCCAGTAATATTAACTCCATCTGTAGATGAAACTATTACTGTCGCTCCTGTACCGTCACCATCAGAGGTTGTTGCTAAGGCAGCTGTTGTTCCTATGGCGGTTGCTGTTTGTGTTGGAGAAACTGTTAATGCCGCGGCTGTTAAGAAAGTATCTTGTGTTACTACTGTATAATCTACAGTAAGATTTCCATCACCTCCTCCTGTTGTTGCAGCACCTGCTACATTTCCAATAGTTGCTGTTGATGGGTTACTATTAATTAAAGAAAATAAATTAAATCCTGCTTCTAATCCACCAACTTCTACTTCATTATATATATTTAGAGATTTAGCACTGGTAAAAGAACCAGATGTTACTCTAGTTACTAATAAAGTTGTACCACCTTGTCTAAAGTAATTATTAGCTGCTATTTGGTTTAAATAAGAATGTTGTTGTGATCCACTTGTTACTGACCCACCAAATATCGCTAAATATTCGCTATATGAAGTGATTAATGTTGGAACTTCAACAGGACCCTTAATAGATGGTCCAATTATTGCTGCACCTACTTCTACTGGGCCTTGAGTAATTTGAGATGTATCGTTTTCTCTTGCTAGTACTCCTGGAGATATTAATGTTTCTGCCATTGTCTTATATTATATTTAATATTATTTTATTATAAATATTAGAGGGTATTTCAAAAATTTATTCTGGTTTTGTAAATTCTCCAGACTCTAAATCAATATTTCCATCTCCATATTTTTCTTGAAGTTCTTTACCTAACTTTAATTGTTTTTCTTGAACTATCTTAATTGAAGAATATATCGAAACTTTTTGTGCCTCTATTTGTCCTAAAGAAAATACTAATTCATTTCCTTCAGTTTGTAATTCTTTTAATTGTTGTAACTCTTTTTCTGATAACTTAATTTTACTCATTATTTAATTATTTAATTATTATAATTATAAATATGGTTATTTCTATTAAAATTATCTAACTCTACCATCACTGTTGGGATTTTGATAATTATCAGAACTATCTACATTATCTATATTAGATACAACTTCAGAAGTAATAGAAACTTTAGCTTTAGTATTATATTTTTTAATTGAATTTAAATCTTTTTGTATAGTGTCCGGTATTATGTATCCTCTTAAACTTAAACCAAAAGTTCCTTTTACTAACCTATCCTTTCCTGCTGTTAATTCAGTTGCTGTTGTAAAGCTATCTACTCTAGCTCTAAATTTAAATCTTTCTGGATTTCCCCAATATGAATCTGATGCATATTCTACAGCTTCAATTACCTTATTTAATTGTTCCATATAATACGTCTGTATTATACAGCTATATTCTAGGGTAACAAAATCAGGAACAGCAATAGCTTGAAATTGTTCTACAGGTTTTCTATTATTTAATAAATTAAAATTTGAGTATGCGTTTTTTGAATTAAATCCTTTTCCAATGTTTCCATATAAATTAGGCATATTAGAATCTAATTTATTATACGTTGTTCTATCTTTAGTAATTGTATCTCTCTTAATTACTAATATAGGTAACATTACAGCCCCAGAATCATCTCTATAATAACCATCTCTTTGAAAAGATTTCCATCTTTCAGGGCTACCATATATAACAGGAACTGTTCTTCTTTCACCATTTTGATACACAAAAGGTTTAATAACATTATTAAAATAAAAAAATACAGCTTCATCTAAATCTTGTATACCAATTGAAAGTTGCTTATCAGTATCCCCTTTTGAACTCATTTTAGTTGATCTATTAAAATCAATACCCGTTTGAGATTGGTTAGGGTTAGCAGGGTTATTAGGGTTTCCTCTATGCTTATCAAAAGCAACTTGTTTAGAAATACTAATTTCTTTTTGTGATTTAGGGTATGGTTTAAAATTTGCCATTTAGAATCTTTCTTTATATGGGGATATTGATAATTTATCCCTTGGTATATAATAGGTTTCAAGTATTATAGATAAGTTAGTACCAAAATCTTCTAATCCTGGATTTAATAGGTT